GATATGGTAGTACATGAATTAGAAGACTATAACAAAGCACAATTACTAGAGCAAGAAGTACAAGCAGCTTTGTTACAGATTAAGAAAGAAGAATTTGAATTACAACCTAGAAATGTATTCACTAATCCGGGAGTCATAAAGACAAGAGGTGGAGTAAGACCTTATAGGAATGGTAGATACATTAATCCTAATTATCCGGGAGGTAAATACTAATGAGTCGAGTAGATGGTTCAATAGGAGATCTAATAGGTGGACTTACTACTTTACCATCCCACAGACTCGGTGGTAGAGAGTTCGCACAAGAATGTAACAATCTACGTAATCATAGAACTATGGGCTTAGTAAAACGAGCGCCTTTAGAATGGGTGACTGAACTAGGTGACATACAAGATTCAGATTACATAGAATACTTACGATTTAATGATGCTATATTTGTAGCTATCATTAGACCTAGATTTATAAACATTGATAATTCTAAGGTATTAGTAGTATATGACCTAGAAGGTAATCAACAGGCAGCAGAGGTTGAACAAGAAGCATTAACTTACTTTACAGATATTGATAAACTATCGGTAACTACTATTAAGGATATGGCTTTTATAGCTAATTCCAAAGTAAAAGTAGGTTATTCAAGCGTACTAGATTCACAAAGATTTATGTCAGCTATAGTAGTTAAGCAACCACTACTGGAAAATGAAGCAGTTACTATAACTTGGAAAGACAGCTTAGATGCTAACGGAAATCCAGTAAATAGACAAGTAACAGTAAATGGAAGTGCTACAACTAAAGTAGGTGTATATGAAACAGCAATAGTGATACAGGATGCGTTACGTACTGGCTTTGTAAACACATTACAATATGCTCATGCAGTAAGTGGTACAGTGTATGTATGGAATGATAGTTACGGTGGTTATCCAGAAGTATCAATAGCACATAGCTCATTCGATGATAAAATAATATCAATTAACGGTAACACTAAACAATTAGGCGACTTACCTAGATATGGTTATGAAGGTATAAAAGTAGAGATTCGTGATGACTCAGTTAATAACTCAGGTGGTTTATTCTTAGAATCTAAATTCGTAAGGGCAGGCGGTGGATCGTTAAGACCAGTACCAGAAACCGCAGATGCAGTTATAGCAGGTGTAAAAGAACTAAGACAATTTCCGGGTGATGGTTATAGAATTGTTGGTTTTAAAACTGGTAATCTAAATCCTGCAAACTGGGCATATAACTTTTATCCTAATCCGGGTAATCCAGCAGGTAGTATTAGTAACCCAGCAGTACCGGGCCTTAATCCAGCGTTCACTATAGAGGAGTTTATAACTGTAGAAACGATCAAACCTTGGATGGGAAAACCTACAGGTATAGTAGTCGGAAGACTAAGTTTTAACGGAAGTGGAACTAACAGAATAAACATACAAAGTATTAGGGTAATAGAAAGAGGTACAGGTAGATTAATAGCAGATAGTCCATGTTGGAATATACCTAATCCACAATCACCTAGTAATTGGAACGTAGTAGAATTTAGTATAAAAGCTATGATGATAGCAGACAGAGAATACGATGTATACTACAATGACTTAGGTACAGGACAGCAAGATCAAGGTAGTACTATAGTAACAGCTTCTTCGGTTGGTGAGATAAAATGGGAAGAAGTAGCTAAACCGGGAATATACAATAAGCTAGATCCAAACACTATGCCACATGGTATAAGAAGGGTTATAGTGACTGGTGATCCTACACAAGAAGTAGGTAATACAGATACTAATAGGTTTATACTCACACAAAAAGTAAGTGATGAGAATAACATATGGGCAGCTAGGGATGCTGGGGATGAAAGAAATTCACCAGACCCAGAGTTCGTAGGACAACATATAACAGACCTTAACGTATTCCAGAAACGATTAGCTATATTAGCTTACGATAGAGTAATACTATCAAGAACAGACAGTGAAGTAAACTTCTTTAGAACTACAGCAGCACAAATACTAGACAGTGACCCTGTATCAATAGGATCAGTTGTAAATGATGGTGTAGCCTTTGATTACTTTACAGATCACAACAGAGACTTACTGATATTCAGTAGGACAGGACAATACAAACTAAGTGGCGGTACAGTAGTAATACCAGACAGTGCATCATTAACTAGGACAGCAAGCTTTGATTATCAAGGTTCAGCTAGACCTATAAGTAATGGTGATCACGTTTATTATCCATTCTCTTATAGTAAGGGATTCAGTGGTATAGGTAGATATATTACACAAGCCAACAATGCTCAAGATACAGCCCAACCTATTACAGATCATGTAAGTGAACTGATAAAAGGTAAGGTTAGACTTATGACTGCATCTAGTAACATGGATATGATATTAGTAGTAGCAGAAGAAGAACCAGATACTATATATGCTGGTGAATGGGCAGATAATGAAAGAGGAGTGGTAGCATGGTCTAAGTGGTTAATACCTAATGGTGGATCAATAAGAACTATGTCAATCATAGACGATATAGTATCCATTATATATGACTATAATACTTACCTACGTTTTACTACAATGACGTTAAACGTAGATCCAGACCAACAAGTTATGTTAGATAACCTAATGGTTAGAACTAATGTACATCAAGAGCTAGACCTACCTACAGGTTATACAACACAAGGATTAGTAGTAGTACAAGGGCCAGATTGCCCTAGACCGTATACAACAGTAGGATATACAGCAGCAGGTGGTTTACCTATTAAAGCCTATGATGAATCGTTCTCAGACGCATTTGACGCAGACTTTATATATGGTGACTTAGTACTTGAAGAAGATATGATGGGTGGTACAGTATACTTTGGGATTCCATATCCACTTGAATACATACCAGCACAACCTAGAATAAATGACGCAAAAGGAAACGTACAGACTACAGCACACTTGACAGTTAATAAATGGATAGTGTCAGTACAAACTACAGCAGCTATGCAAGGTCAGATATTATCTAATGTATATGACTATGATAAGGTACAATACCTAAGACCTAACTATGAACTACTAGATTCTTTGGATGGTGACCAAACATTTGAGATACCATATAAGCAGAAAGTAGACCGAGCTAATCTTAGGATATCATCAACAGGATATCTACCAGTAAACATTACTAACTTAGAATGGACAGGTAGGTATATAAAACGAGGTAGGAGGTTTTAATGGACCCAGCAACAGGATTTGCAGTCTTCAATACCGTATCGGATATAGTATTTGGAGCCATTGATGCCAGAAAGCAGCACAAAGCACATCAAAAACAGTTAAAGCAGGATGCTATAGACTACGGTGTGCGTAGTGCTGAATTAGCAGCACAAGAAAAAGTCATGCAGAGTAAACTTCAAACCGAAGCTGAACAGATATTAGCATCCTCCGTATCAGCAGAAGAACAGATTGATACGATGAAAGCAGACTATCAAGCTAAAGTAATGACGAGTGCAGCAGCATCAGGTACTACAGGAAACTCAGTATCTTCGCAGGTAATGGAAGCAGAAAGAACGGCAGCAATTAAGAAGCAAGACTTAAATGACTCTATTGAGAAAGCAATGAACGGTTTAACTCAATCTTCATTAAGTTTAGACATAAAGACCGAAAGAGAAATAGGTGAGTTCGAAATGAAAGAAGCACCACCACAGAAAACATCTTGGGGTTCAATTTTATTCGGATAATAACAGGAGAAGATAATGGCAGACGAGTACGGTACAGGAACGCGACAGTTAGTCAAAGATCAAAACAGTGGTAGTACTATACCGACTAACGCGCCAACTGTATCTAAGCCGACTTATGGCTTAGGTACTAATAAAAAATTCACAGTACAGCAACAGAACATGAATATGGGCTGGGCTGACGCTTTAGTTGATCTAGGTGGTAAAGCAGCAGTACATGCTCTTGAAACAGCAGAACAACGAAAGCTAACAGAAGACACTTTGAGACAAGCAGGATATGAAGGTAAGGTAGAACATGAACAATCCTTTATAGGACAAATGTTCTCACCAAAGTCTAAAGTTAAAAGACAGATACAACAGAACGAAGTTAGTAATAGCGTACAAAGTGCTACTACTAAGATGTATACAGAATTAAGTAATTACCAAGAAGCTTCACCAGAAGAATACCAAGTACACGTACAGGAAGGTTTACAGACCTTACTAGCTCAGTACGAAGGTGATGCAGAAACACAGGCAATGATAGTTAATGACTTCAATAAGTATTCAGGTAATTTAGCAAGAGCACAAGCTAAGAAATACAATGATTGGGCTACAGGTAAGAAAGTCAGACAGACAGCAGACCGTATGCTTAACAACAGGCAACAGACAGAAGCTTATAAGGGTGACGACAAAGCCTACGAGCAATCATACAATACAATGAAAAACGATTTCCTTAATAAACCAGAAGGTGTAGCAGCAGAAGCTTTTGAAGCTGAACAGGCAGCAGCCATAATAGAAGGTTTACAACAAGGTAATGAAGAATACTATAACATAGCCCAAGAGTCAGGTTTAGTATTCGATAGACAGTTAAGATCAACCATACAAGCAGCTAGGGATACCTTTGTAGGTAAGCAAGACGCTAAGTATTCATCAATATCATTAGAAGGTGAACAGTTAGCAAAGTCAGGTGATCCAGTAGCATTAGAAGAATGGTACAAAGCTAACAGTAAAGAATACAATCAACTTGGTAATAACATTAATAAACTCAGACGTATAGCATCTATAAACCAAGAAGCTAAGATGAACGAGGCCCAAGTAAGACAACAAAGAACTAATGCTTTTAGAAGTGGTACTACAATGGTAGGTACTAAAGCTGAAAGAGAGGAAGCTGTAAACGCAGGTATTAATCAGTTAGCAGTAGAATCAATACAACAAGCAACAGGTAACTATTCAAATCCAATTAGTCCACAAGAGATACAGCAATGGGTTAAGAATAATCCAAACATGTATAAAGAACAGTGGCATAGAGCAGGATCTAAAGTAGCGGCTATTACTAATATGGCTAGTGGTACAATGGCATTAGCACATAAGAATGACCTAACCGAAGAAGAAGTAGTAGAGTTTAATTCTAGTATATCTGCATTACAAACACTAAACGAACGTAATCCAACATTACTACGTAAACACTTTGTAAATGAAGATGAATACACTAGGTTTAAGAAACTCATACAATATACTCACAGAGGTTCACAAGATCCAGTATCAGCATTACAATCAGTTAAGAATCAGGAGAAAGCAGAATCTACATTCGGTAAGATTGACATTAGTGGCCAAGCTATCGAAAGAGGTGGTGCAGAGTTAGCAGAGAAGTTTACAGACCAGAACGGAGAATCATACTTAGGCTTAGGTATATTTATGAAAGATCCAGAAAACGGTTATGAACTACAAAAGATAGCTACTCGATATTATCAAGATGCTTTACTTGAACACGGTGGTAATAAAGCTAAAGCTATGGCTACAGCAGAGGCCAGACTAATAGGTGATGGTACTACAGTAGGTAATACATTTATACCTAACGGAGCAGCAATAGAGAGAGATCTACAGCGTGTAGGTACAGGAGCTAATCTAAATGATTTAATAACATCATTAGATGCTGACGAAGGTGTAAGAAAGTATTTGATGGATAAAGGATTTCCAGAAGACTTTGACTTAACTAATGGAGAAGCTGGTAGAGAAAGCTTATTCGGTAATCAAATAGCACCGGGAGTTACTATATCACAGGATACACAAGGTAAGTTAATATTGCAGACAAGAGATGCAAACGGTTTACCTGTAACAGCAGAAATTGATATACCAAATAGAGAGCAATACCAAGCTATCAGAAAGAAAGGTATATTTGAACAAGCTGGTGAAATAATCGAGAAAGGATACAATAAAGTATTCGGTGACGAAGATGCAGAATCAGAACAACTAAAGGTTGACGAAGGTGTCAAGGATGTTGTCTATAACGATTCTCTAGGATTACCAACAGCAGGAGTAGGACATCTACTAACCGAAGCTGAAAAGAAGAAATACCCAGTAGGAACTAAGATACCACAAGAGCAAGTAGATAAGTGGTATAAAGAAGACCTACAGGAAGCAAGATCAAACGCTAAGAAGATAAACCCACATAAAGATAATTCAGAATTAGAGAACATACTAACTAATATGAGTTTCAATATGGGGCCAAATAGGTTTAGTCCTACAGCATGGCCTAACTTCTTTAAAGCAGTAAGAGAAGAAAACTGGGAACAAGCAGCTAAGCAGATGGAAAACTCTAAGTGGTTTACGCAAGTAGGCAACAGAGCAGACCGATTGATTGAGCGTATGAAAAACTTATAACTAGGAGAACACAATGGCTGAGAAGCAATACAGAGCAAGGGGTGTATCTAACTTTAATATGTTAGCCCCGGAAGACGCAGACCGTAAAGCTGAACGCCAGCGTGTCGCTAGAGAAGAAGATATGGGTCAGTTACAAGCTGACCTTAATCCAGAACCAAGCATTGACCCGAATAGATCATTTCTACCGGGTTATAACAATCCAGATTTATTTGTTAAAGAGAATAACGAGATAACTAATGCAGAAGCTATTGGCATATATTTACGTGATGAATCTTTAACATCAAACTTATATCAGATGGGTAGAGAAGTCTATATAGAAGAAAAGTATGGTATAGATAGACAACCTATTATAGATAACATAGATTCCTTAACAAAAGACCTAGCCCCGGCATACCATAGTGACGTTCTAAATGAACCTAACATATTTGCTGCAAAGGCTAAGGCAGATGACATAAGACAAAGATTAGAAGGTCAGAAGCAATTAAATACATTGAGCTTCGGACAACAAGCATTAACAAACATAGGTGCAGTTGTAATTGATCCACTTACATGGGCCACAGGCTTAGGAGTAGGAGCAACTACACAGATAGCATTTGGTAGAATACTATCAGGTAGCGTAGTAAAACAAGCCACTAAAGTAGGTATAATGGGTGCAGGAGAAGAAGCAATACTACAAGCCCCAAGACTAGAAGTAGACCCTACATTAGAAATGCAAGATTACTATACATACGTAGCATCAGGATTCTTATTCGGTGGCTCATTATCCGTAGTAGGATCAGGAGCTAAAGCAATAAAGAATACACCTTTCGTATCAAGTAACATACGTAAAGGTATGGAAGCAGCTAGTGATAGTTATGCAGCAGCATTACTAACAGAAGCTAAACGTAGTATGGATGGTAAACATAAAAGCGGTGGAGCAGCAGCACGTAAAGACTCTATAAAAGAAAGAGTCGGTGATGTAGCACACGATGTAAAAGAAGAAGCAACAGACTTGCTTAGTAGAGCAACGAGAGCTAAAAACAAGTTCCAAGATATTACGGCTAGAGCTAGACGTAGATACGTGGGACGAGTAACAAACAAAGAAGTACGTGAATCCGTAGAAGCAGCTATGGATGGAACAGACGTAATAAAACAACAAGAAAAAGCAGGGTTAAAAAGGATACAAGAAAGTATCAAATTAAGGGAAGGCGATACAGATGTATTGAAAGGTAAGGAGCTAAACGATATAGACTTTGAAGATTTACAAAAGGCTATGCCAGAGGCACACTTAGATTCAATCAATGAAGTATATGAAACCCTTGTAAAATATCAGGATATGAATAAGCTATCTGAAAAGATCCTACAGACTAGGAACTTAGCAAGGTCAGCAGATTCATTAGCCAAAGAACAAAAGCTTAAATCAGCTACACCAGATCATCTAGGTAACAAGTTTGAAGAAACTGTATCTACAGATATTGATCAATGGTTAGCAGCTTTCTCAAAGTTCGGTAGGGAAGATATTAGATCAGTAGCAGATCAGTTGATTGGCAATGTAAAAGCAGAAGACTTAAAAGTAATATTTAAGAACTTCGATGACTTAGATAGCCTATCACCAGAACTAAAGCAACACCTAATGAATAGGAGAGCAGCAGGTAAAGGTGATCCATCAGGTGTAAATGCACACAATACTGACGAAGTAATATTGAATACCGCTAGGAAGGACTCAGAGCAATTCCAAGAGACTTTATTACACGAACTAGTACATACAGTAACCTCAGCAAAACAACGCGGTAAAATAGCTACTACAACCTTAGAACGCGAAGGTATAGATGAGCTTAGAAAACTGTATAATGAGATAGAAGCTTTACAGAAAAATCCAGAGTTCCTAAAAGGACTCAATAAGCAACAACAAGCTAGACTTAAGACAATAGTTAATGATAGGGAGTTGGTAGCATACGGTACAACTAATAAAGTATTTAGAGAGTTGACTGAACAAATGCCTAACAACTTTAAAGTAAGAATGGATAGTGCATTAGAGAAGTTAATGCCTAAGACTATATTAACTACTAATAAGTTAGCAGTAAGTAACTACATTAAATCATTCACTAAGTTAGACTCGAAGTTCAAGAAAGGGCTTAATCAGTTAGGAGACATATCAGAAGATATGGCTAACTATACAACTGATCCAGCAGCTAGAGCTAGAGTACAATATTATGCTAATACATTGTATGATAACTTAGAAAGAAAACTATCAGATATATCAATATTCACAAAGAATGATGAATCAATTAGACTACTAAGTGATAATGCATTAGACTATGCAGCAGAAGTACAAACGCAAATAAAGCACTTAGAATTAGCTATGAATAACAAGCCAGTTGATCCAGTATGGAAAGACGTATCGGATAGCTTCCAAGAAGAAGTAGACCCAGCAATACTAAGGCAGTTATTCTCAGAAGCTAACTTAGCCACTAAAGCATTAAGAAACCAATTAGGGCCATTGACTCATAGTTTGTCATCAAGACTTATGGGATCAGATGTACCATTAGCTCAATGGGTAGCATTTAACTTATTCGAATCGCCAAGCGGTTACGGTGGACTTATCAATAGACCACAGACAGCAGCTATACTAGCTGAACAGTTAAACGCTCAACACTCATTCCCAATCCTTAAGGGTTATCAGAAACTTATGGATACGTATTGCAACGTAGCAGGTAAGAGTAAGCTAAGTCCTAACAGGTATGTAACTAAACATGCATCAGCATTACGTGATAAAGATGTACGTAAAATAAATGAAATGGTTATGCTAGAATCAAACAGACGTAGACTAGGTAAAGAAACCACTGAACTTTCAGAAGGTGAACCTATGTTTGAATTAGAGAAAGCCGTAAATGAATTTGTAGATCTTATGCACGATGGATATGGTAAACTACATGACTTACAATTAGCAAGTGGTATACATGGAGTCCATGCAGGTAACAAACTAGAAAACTACCAACCACAAAGATATAACGATGACCGTATAACTTTGTTGTTAAATGAAAAGGGTGGTGCAGAAGCATTAGAGGAATTACTAACGAGAGCTATACATAGAGGCGGTAAACCTATCACCAATGCTAGAGAAATAGCTAAAACTATGGTAGCTGAGAAGAAGCATAGAGCATCAAAATCTTCATATGATAACTTAAACATAGAAGATGATCAGTTAGTAGGTAACTTTAGTATCAAAGGTGAAGATACACCGGGATACATGATGCACAGAGTAGATATGGATTATACTACTGAACTCGAATTACCTAACGGTGGTACATTAAGGCTTTTAGACATACTAGATCCAGACGTACCGGGTAGCTTTGATAGGTATGCCAAAGAGGCTACAGCACGTACAGCATTAGCAGATGCCAGTGATGGATTGCTAAGAGGTGATGTAGACTTTGATAACCTTATAGATGCAATAAACAAACAAGCCTATGAATCAGGCAAAACAGTAAATACAAGAGACATTCAAAACGCAATAAGAATGATGTTAGGTAGAGCATATGATGGTCAGCTAAATAGAAACCTTCGTATGATTAGGGATGCAACAGCACTATCCAGTATGGGTGGTTTTGGTGAATCACAACTAGCAGAATTTGGTATGGCTCTTAATAGAGGCGTAGCAGGATTATCAGGATTAGCTACAGTCAATAAAAGTAGAAAACAACGTATTAGAAGTTTACTAAGACTACTACCAAATGAAGAATACATACATGACAGAAAGTTTATGTTAGATCTACAAGAGCTAACAGGACTACATGAAGATATGTACTTGGTACGTAGACAGAATGTTAACTACGATGAAACAGGTGGAAAAGCACATAACTTTGTTGATAAAGTAACAGGTGGTAAATACCGTGACGTGTTACAAATGGCACAGGCCAAAGTAACAGGATATGGTGCTATAAGAACTTGGGAAGATCAGTTAGCAATGGCTTCAATAATGCAGGATGTAGTAAAACACATCAAAGGACAACAAACTAAATTTACATCAGACGCCAGACTAAGAGATATGGGATGGTTCGATGCAGATGATAATATGGATTGGTTTAAACAATACTTTAAGGATGATGGAGTAGTTAAGTTCGATGAGAATGGTAACATTGAATCACTTAACCTAGAAATGTGGAAACCAGAGGATCAAGTGCGATTGGGTGTTATACTTAACAGACATACAGCACAAGTAATCCAAAGAACCTTTACAGGTGAAATGTCACCAGAAATGATGAATCCTACTATAGCTTTCTCAATGCAGTTTAAGAGTTATGTACTCGCAGCAGCAGAGAAACAGCAAGTAAGAGGATTAAACTTTAGGGATAAAGAATTGTTTATGCAGTTAGCATTAAACGCTATATCATCAGGGATAGCTAGAGAGATTAGGTTCTTATCATTATCAGCAGCATATGATGAAAGACAAGAGAAAAGTGCAGAACCTTATGTAACAGGTGGTTGGAATACATTTAAGTATATGGGTATGGCTGGTACAGCAGACGTATACAAAACAATGTTTAGTACAACTTATGGAATGGCAACAGGCAAGCTAGATATGGGTGAAGCCTTGTTCAATGGATTTAATAATCCGTTCCTACCTCCTACTTTAAACTACGTAGAACGTGGAGCTAAAGTAGTAGAAGACGCACTTTATAACGAGCCACTTGATAAGCAGTTGTCAAGTGTAAGAAAATTTGCACCATTAGGCACAACAGCACCTATGAATATATTATTTGGTATGTTGGATGATGCAGTAACAGAAGAATAGGAGTCCCCCCGATGGTTGGGTTCATTAAAGATAATTTAATCCCCGGTATATTGGTCGGGGCTTTTATGCTCCTTATTGTCGAGGTATTCGGCATTAAGGAAGCACAAGCAGTTACAAACATGAAAGTAGATACGATAATCATAAGTATAGACAGAAGACTTGGACGTATAGAAGAATTTATTGATGGAGGTAAGCATGAGTAAAGCAAGTTCAGACGAATTAGCAGAACTACACAAAGTAGTAGCGAAAGTACTTAACCATCAAATAAGTGATACGGTTGAGTTTGAAGACGAAGAAACAGGAGAACGTAAACAAATATTTACCGCTACTCCTGCAACTATTTCAGCAGCTATTAAGTTTCTGAATGACAATGACATATCATGTGATCCAAAAGACGATGATAACTTGTCAGACTTAGCTGAGAAGCTAAATAAGAAGCGCCTAAGTGGCAGAGGTAAACTTAAACCTGTCACAGAGGACTTTCATTAACTAGGAGGAATACTTCATGCAATCCATTAGGATTATACAGGGGGATCAATTCAATGTTCCTCCTAACCAAGCTTGCACAGTATTTCTAGGAAAAGGTGATGGTGCAGAAATTATAGTCGGTAACGGTGAACGTGTCGGCTTAGCATCAAACGCCTCACACCATTTTAATCCGAGTGAAATTGGTGTTACTATCATAGCCATTACAGGAGTTATAGGGGTCATTCTATTTCCTGTAGTAGCAGTAGTAGAAGAACCAGCAGTAAACACAATAGAAATACCTTTAGATGGTACTCATTCATTTATATCTGTAGTTCATAACAGAGGGTACATTCCACA